TAGACCTTGTTACAAAATTCATTGAGAAGTTTTCAGATTAGAATATACTGCCTGCCTATCCCGGGCAGAATCCGCTCGTATGTCGTGCGGAAAGATGATTTTTACACTATTATCATAGATGAGTCCTTGTCCCCGTCTGCCAGAATGAAAGCCTACCGCCACGAACTCGAGCACATAGAGAACGGAGACTTTGACAGCGACGAATCGACCGGAATCATCGAAATCCGCGCACACAAAAAAGAGGATACGCCCTGCCCTGATTTGACGTATCCCCTAATCTCAGATGAGTGATTATTTAATTGACCTGATTATATCACAGGAGGCAAATTATGTACATACGTGAACATAAAGGAAAATGGCGCTTTGCGGAGTGTTATCCTGACCCGCTCACAGGCAAAAAGAGGGAAGTTTCCATCGTCCTCGATAAGAACACCCCGCAGACCCGGAAAGAAGCGTCTATCGTCCTACAAGAAAAGATAAGAGAGAAAACCTGCACGACCTGCCCGGAGTCTATGCGGCTGTCGGAACTCGCAGACAAGTTCGTGCGCTATCAGTATTCCATGCGGAAGGAGTCGACAGCGAAGCAGGACGAGATAGTTCTCCGTGGAATCTGCCGCCTCATCGGCTCCGATGTCCTGATTTCCAGAATCACAGCGCCAGTCATCCGGGAAGCACTCGACCGCACCAAAAAAGATAACACATGGAAGAATATCAAAATCAAGCACATTAAGCTGTTATGGAGATGGGCATACAGACAGGGCTACGTTCCGGACCTGGCCGTGCCCGACCGTCTCGAACGCTATCCGGAAAAGTCCGCCCGACAGAAGGTCGTCGGCAAGTACCTCGAATCCGACGAACTCCATGCCGTAATCGACAGCATGGCGGATTATACCGAATATCAGCTTCTCACGCGCTTTCTGGTGCTTTCGGGATGTCGTATCGGTGAAGCACTCGCCCTCACCGTAAAAGACGTTGATATCGTCTCTCAGAGCGTCACGATCGACAAAACGTATTCGCTCACCACCCGAAAAGTACAGTCAACGAAGACGGAGATGTCCGAGCGTGTCATCCACATGCGCCCGGAACTGCTCGCACTGGTAAAGTCCATCCTGCTCCGCCAGAAACAGATTTGCCTTGCTTACGGTGTCCGGTCTGTTCTGCTCTTTCCATGGAGAGACGGAGGCCCGATGCACTACGAAGCATATTCCAAGTATTTCAGGGAACACGTCACAAAGATCCACGGCTCACCGCTGCCCGTTCACTCGCTTCGGCACACGTACACATCCCTCATGGCGGAGGCCGGTGTCCCGATCGAGACCATCAGCCGCCAACTCGGACATGCTGACAGCTCCATCACGAAGCAGATTTACATGCACGTGACCGATAAAGTCCGAGAAGCAGATAATCGGAGACTGGATGCGGTGAACATATTGTAGGCTTCCAACATTATCCAACATTATCCAACATCGTCCCAATTAGAGAAATTTTCCGCACAAATTCCGCACAGCACCCGACTCGAACCCATAAAAAAGACCCGAAAGACCAGTATTTTCCTAGTCTTCCGGGCTTCGAGGTTAGATAGCCGGTAGGGCTGTCATACGATGTGATAATACGTGTAAATACGTGTCGAAATATGAGTATCTTCTTATATTAAATGTGCAAAGAGTGATAATAAGCGATAATAAGCAATTCCGCATTTATTCCGCACACAAAAAGAAGGGGAGAGCGAAAGCCCTCCCCGTTGTTAGTTTCGTTCAGTTTCACTCGGTTTCGTTAAATCACACCTTCGCCAGCCCGAGCAGATCTTCCCACGTCTTCGGCCCGACAATGCCGTCTGCCTTGCCGAGCTTCGCGCCCGCCTCAATCCGTGCGGTCTGGTAGTCAATGACTGCCTTCTCCGTGGCCGGCCCGAAAGCCCGGTCAAGCCCGCCTTTGTACAGTCCGCGTGCCTTCAGGATCTCCTGCAGCAACAGTACGCAGTTGTTCTTATCTCCACGTCCTACGGTATCCAGTTTATATGTTGATGCCATATCGTCATCCTCCTACTCTTAAATATATGCCGTTCTCTGGTGGTTCTACGAGTTTATAAGCGCATTTAAATACAAGGCCGTCACCCCATTCATTGACGGATACACCCTCGAAAGGCTGTACCGCTCTCAATCTCCATTCTGCGCCTGTATCGTATTTTGAAATCGTCTTTCCATCCCCGCCCAATGAATAATACGTGTGGTGTACATGCTCAGAGCCGACCCACTGAGGCTGTACCCACTGAACGAAACAATGGTATCTGTAAACGTCTTCAATGTCCTCTGTCTTGACGAATCCAAGCTGCCCCATACGAGCGTTGATCTGGTCGCAGTTCAGCGGCTCATTGACCAGCCCCAGCCACCAGAGCGCACGGAGCATAAGCCCCGTGCAGTCCATGATACCGTCCTCCCCGACAGGGAAGCTCCTGTCCGTCGGACCGTAATGGCAGCAGGCGTGAGCGTGATTGTACGCCTCGCGCACGACGGCGTCTAGCTGCATCTGAGTGATCATATCAATCACCTACCTTCAGCAGGACGCCGGCGAAGTCGTCCGGAACGGACGCGCCGCCTGTCATGTAGTACTGCACTCTCTCCTTGAACTGCGCCCACGTCCAATTACTTCCGAGCCCCTGGTCACGCTTGAGCGGAGACGGACAGTTCTTCGTCGTGATGTCGCCGTGCCGCAGAATATGATCGAGCGGGATGCCGTATTCCATGGCCACGCACGCCGCCAGCTTTGCAGCCGCTTCCTGCGTCGCCTCCGTGAAGTACCAGGTCTCGTCATCGTCATTCCTTCCGGATGCAGTGAAGGTCGCGCACTCTACCCCGATCGTGTTTCCGTTCCTGGCGTCAGGATGGATGTACGAAAAGCCGCTGGATGCTCCGACGTGCCAGAGCTTGTCCGTCACCTCCGCTGCCTGGTAGACCTCGCCGGTCTTAGAGACATAAAAATGCCCGCCGTAACCGCCGCCGTACAAGTACGGGTTCTCTCCGTTCACGCCGAGATAATGGACTGCAAAGTATTCATGCGAGTTCGCATTGTGCTGCGGGACCTGGGAAAGATTCCCCGCGATGATATCGTGGAGTTCAACGCCCAGCGCCGCCAGTCTGTCACGTAACGACAAGGTACACACCTCCCTCCTCGAGATCTATCTTCGTGAGATCCCACTTTTCGATCAAACTCATGACGTACCGGTCATACTCGGGATTCGTGCAATACCCGCGGATCCTGACCTGCCTGATCAGCTCCGCAGGATCCTTGATGCCGAGCACGTCCCGGTATTTGTATACGCCCGTCTCCCGCTTCGCATCCCTCATGAACTGGCAATAATCGCAAAAGCAGTCCTGATAGCTGTCGTATGTCCGGAAGACGTCCGTGATGTGGATCTCTTCGCCATCCGGTGTCCATTCCGGAGTGACCTTCGTGTGCGTCCCGCCATGCCAGTAATCGCTCGTCCATGTGGAGTTAAGCAGCTCCTTTTTCATGCCGAGGATGTTGTATCTGCCTTCCTGGGCGAGATCTGTCTGGCCGTATCCGGTCTCGATGATCGACTGGCCAACGAGGACGCTGGCCAGATACCCGAACCGGCTCGCCGCGTTCTGGGCGAGCGGGATCATCTTCTGAACGAATTCATTTTCCGTCATCTTCGTCATCTCCATCTAATTCTTCTTTGACCTTCCCCAGCTTCTTTAATATGCGCTTTGGGAAGGCGACGCCGGCCTGATTCAAATTCTCCAAGACTGACACGGATTCCATGACGACAATATAAAATGATATCCATGTGGCCAGCCTGTAATCGGCCGCGACAGGGACCGCTGCCTCCGCGACGAAGCCGATGATCACCGTGAGCAGCTCCCCGCCCTTACGGTAAAGGCCCTTACGCATCTTCGTGCTGTCCCATGTCCCGTTGATGGTCGCCTGGATCCAGCCGGTCACGATATCGGCGCCAGCACCAATAAGGGGCAATAAAAAGATCCAGTAAATATGCGAATAACTCAATGCTGATAAATCCATGACTTTATGTCCTCCTTAAATATCCTGCTAAAAAAGGAGCCTTTCAGCTCCTCAATCCTCGTTATCGGACTCCCTGTCATTCTGCAGGAGAACAATCAGTTCTGACTGCCGCTGTATGACTGCGGCCTGCGTCGTT